ATGGAGGCAGAGCGACGCCGTTATCTCGGGCTTGACCTGATCCGCCTTTTCGCCGCGTCTCTTGTAGTCGTCTATCACTATCGAACCGCTTTCGCGGATATGCGCTTCCCTCTGAGTTGGGCGGGGTGGATTGGTGTTGAAGTATTCTTCGTCTTGTCTGGTTTGGTAATTTCTTTCACCGCAGAGGGATCGACAGCGTCTGAATTTGCTGAGGCACGCGCTGCGAGGCTTCTCCCGGGCGCTTGGATCTGCGGAACTGGCACGATGATTTTATTATGCCTCGACGGCCAGTCGGCTTCGCTGATAAATGCTTATATTCGTACGATATTACTGTGGCCCACAGGGCCGTGGGTTGACGGCGTATATTGGACCATTCCCATCGAAATCATATTCTACATATTTGTCTTTACTACATTGGGAAAGAACAGACTGATCAATTTTAATGGACTCGTAAAATTACTCACGATCGGAGGCTTCCTCTGGAGTGCTGGCTCATTTTCAGTGTCCTTGCAATTATTTCCGGCCATCGACGGAATTCTCGTCCAAATCATTCCGCCACTTTTGATCAGCCTCTTGCAGTTTGGGTGCTTTTTTAGCCTCGGCGCACTCATTGGGGAATGCTCGAAAAATGGCATCACAGTGTCGCGCGTATCATTGGCTAGCGCCGCCTTCGTCGCCAGTCTAGCTGAAATCGCAATACTCTCCCATCCAAACGGCCGACGTCCAGTGCTTGATATACAGACTGTCATTCCCGCACTTATTTGGATTGCGTCGATTATTTTTATATCAGCCGCTACATTTCTCAATGATGCGATATGGAAGATTTTTGGCAGTCGGCGTCAATTCATTCAATTGGTCGGCCTTACCACCTACCCTTTGTACCTCCTGCACTCTGTCGCAGGCGTACGTCTAGGACATCTGCTCCAGTTGAATGGGATGGCAACGACAATTGCAACGATTGCGGTAAGTGTGGTTGTAGCGGGATTTCTGGAACCTGCTGTTCGGCGCAGGCTGCGGTGGTTTGTTCGCCTGACCGCGCACAAACTGGTGCGTCAGCCTGCTCTCCATGCAGACGCCGATCCGTCGTAGTGCACTGGACAATGGTTGGCGCCGCCGCCCGTCAACGTTCCGTTGAATGAGCAGGACGCTGCATCGGTGACAAACGCCCGATCTCCATCCGCAGGTGCCGGGTCGACCGCAGATAGGCCGGCAGTGGTTGTTGGTGTCGTGCGGAAATAGGCGGCCATAAATCCGGCTGCTCCGCTTTTTGAGCCATTCATGACCTCGACGCCACCTGCGCTAAGGGCGCAAAGCTTTCCTTCCCAAGCCATACCTTGACCCCCAGACCACGATGTCGCGCTACCGTTACTCGCACCGACGCCCCAACAACCCGAAATGTCCATGTCAATCGTGTTCGAGCCGTCAGCCCAAGGAGTGATCTCATTCCCTGACGTGCCAACCCGGATGTTATGATTGTTTGGACTCTCAGGTCCGATCCCGACGAACGCGGGTCCGCCACCGCCTTGAGAGTCTCCTGGTTGCCAAATGATATACGGAACGTCTGCCGTACCTTCCGCAACGACATCCGAAATGAACAGTTGAACTAACCCAGGCGCGCCTTCATTGGCAGCTGTCAGCGCGGCAACAGATTTCTGAAATCCGAGAGTAAAAGGAAATGGTGCCGTGGAGACTGGATGCTGAATTCCCGCAATAACGTTCCCTTGATCGTCCATCAAAGATAGATCGTTGTCAGCGCAGAATCCTGTACATCCTTCATCACCGGAAGCATGGTCTCCTTGTACGACAAATCCAGGATAGCCGTAATAGTTAGATCCATGCCCGTCGTTTCCGATTACCGTCCCGGAACTCGTTATTCCAATTCGCCCCGCACCGTGGGTAGTGGGACTCCATGGTGGAAGGGTCGCTGGCGATCCTGCGACGACGACCACGCCACCATTCGTCCCATTGCTTCCCGTATAAATTCCGCTGGAGCTAGCGACGCCGCCATCAGGTAGCGAGATTGATGTTGCTGCCACGATTGACGATGCGGCTATCAATGCCGCGTTTAATTTTCCGTTGTGATCGCCACAGTTGCTGTCAGTTACATCGACTTCCCCGGGCGAGTCATAGCAAAAGCCCACCGTGCCCGCCGCGCCGAACAAAAACGGGACGTTGTTCTGAGGAATCTGAACGACATTTCCTGTCGACACTCCAGTCAAATACTCGTCAAAGACCGTTATTGGCGCTGATATCGGCCCGGTATTGATCCTTAATTCACCATTCGTCGAGGTTAGCGCCCCACCGCCAGAACCTGTGCTACCCTGCGACCAAATCAGAGAACAAGTACCTGCCACCGTTGGCGAAGAGATGCTCCAACCAAGGCAAAAGCTATTGCTGGGGTTAGTCAATACGTCGATCTGGCCGTAGACGCCGCCGTTCAACGACAGCGCCACGCCGGGGCCGGTGACTTGGCTTTGGATGGGGGCGGAGACTTTCAGCGCTGACAGGCCGGTGGCGCTCCAGGCGGCGCCGTCGGGGAGGGTCAGGGTCGAGGTGGCGGGGTTCCAGCTGAGGCCCGCGGCGCCGGCGAAGGCGCCGGTGTTGTTGAACTGGAGCTGGCCGCTCGCGCCGGCGGCGCTCACGGTGGGGGTCCAGGTGTGGGTGGCGGAGTTCAGCGCGCCGACCGGGACCCAGGCGCCGGTGCGGTCCTGGATGTCGACATTCTGGGGCTGGGCGCCGCTGTTGACGCCGATCGTGGCGACGGTCGGCGTATCGGCGCGGGCGGCGGCGCAGGCGGCGATAAGGGCCGCGACGCCGGCGGCGGCGAGGAGGGTTCGAGACATGGGCGAAATCCTCAATAGGAGGCGGCGGCGGCGGCGGACCAGAGCGTGTTCATCTGGCCGGTGGAGAAGCCGAGGGTCGACTTGATCGCGGCGCCAAGCGGGCCGCCGACGGTGGCGATGCCGCCAGCGGTCCACTGCTGGCCGGCGGCGTTGGTCGGGTCGGCGAGAATGGCGGCCTCGACGGCGGCGAAATTGCCGTCGGCGACGAGGGCGGCCTTGACCTGCGAGACCTGGGCCCAGGTCGCGCCGGCCCAGGGGATCGAGGCGGAGACCTGCGCCGAGAGCGAGGCCAGCGTCGCGGTCGAGACCTGGGTCCAGGCGCCCGCGCCGGAGCCCGCGCCGGTCTTCTGCCAGGTGCCGTCGTTGCCGCTGGTCGGATCGGTGAAGATCGTCGCGACCGTGTGCCGCGGGAAGCCGGTGATTCCGGAAAACAGGGCGCCGGTGTCGGCGGCGTAGAGGTCCGACAGGCTGGAAAAGCCGAAATTGCCCCAGCCGCCGAACGGCGAGAGGGTGAAGCAACCCGCGCCCTGCAGGGCCAGCTGATCGGCGGCCGAGTCGCTGTCGATGTAGATCAGGCCATAGCCGTCGGCGACATAGACCGAGCCGGACGGCGTCACGCCGAACGCCATGCCGGCGGCCGGCGCTTGCATCAGGATCATGGCAGTCTCCTCAGTTGACGCGCCAGAGGCGGCCGGAGGCCGGCGCCAGGACGGTGGCCGCGCCGCTGTCGGCGACGTCCTGGGCGACGTTGAAGGCGAGCACGCCGCCGGCGCTGAGCGTGGCGACGCCCTTGATCGTCACCCAGCCGGCGGTGCAGCCGGCGTTGACCACGGCGCTATTGAGCGCGGTGACCAGGGTCGGCGAGAAGCCCGTGCCGGCGGTGCAGGTCATCGTGACCTCGGCGTTGAGGGCGCTCACCGCCAGGCCCGAGAGGCCCTTCAGCAGCCAGCGGGTGCCGTCGGTGGCGTTGCTCGCGGTGAACGGCAGGGTGACGTCGAAGCCGTAGGCATGGCCGCTGACCAGGGTCGGCGAGGCGATCGCGGCCGTGGTGACGGTCGAGTTGGTGACCGCGACGTTGGCGCTGGCGAGCATGCCGCCGCTGTCGCCGGCGCGCAGCACCTCGACGTCCTCGGTGCCGCCGGTGACGGCGGGCGCGGCGATCGCCGGGGCGGTCGCCAGCACCACGGCGCCCGAGCCGGTGACCCCGTTGTTGAGGTCCGCGGCGGCCGGCTGCGACGACGCCGGCGCGCCGGCGGTGGAAATCGACGTCAGCCACTGGTGCGAGACGGCGGCGTAGCTCTCGACGCCGCCCAGCGTCGCGGCGCCGGGGACCGGCAGGTCGGCGCCGACCAGGGCGCGGAACGCCGGCGCGGCGGCGGCGCCGCTGGCAGGGCCGGCCCAGACGCGGTTGGCGCTCTGCGTCGCCAGCGAGGCGGTGAGCGTGCCGGCGCCGGTCACCGGCGAGCCGGACACGCTGAAGATCGCCGGCAGGCTGAGCCCGACGCTGGTCACCGTGCCGGCGCCGGCCGGCAGGTCCGCCGACGTCAATGCGCGGAACGACGGCGCCCCCGCCCCGCCGCCGGCCGGTCCGGCGAGCACGCTGTTCTGCGCCGCGCCGCTGAGGCTGACGCCGCTGTCGGCCGCCTGCTGCGGGTTCGACGTCGCCTTCAGGGCGTCGCCCGCTGTGACGCTCGCCGGCGCATTGATCGGATTGGGAACCTGGCCCGCCAGCGCCGGCGCGCAGAGCGCCGAGGCGGCGAGGGCCGTGAGCAGCGTCTTCATCAGACCCCCTGAAGCCAGTTGGCGCCGTTCCAGCGCAGCGGCAGCCAGCCGCCGTTGACGGAGATGGCGCCAACGACCGTCGAGCCATTCTTGACAGTGAGGGCGTTGGCGCCGGCCGTGCCGCCCTCGTCGGTGAAGACGATGATCTGGCCGACCGCCGGCGACGCCGGCAGCGTGATCGCGACCGGGCCGCCGCTGGTGTTGGTGACGTCGACGTACCAGGTGAGCGCCGGCGGGGCGCCGAGGCCGTAGGTCGAGGCCGAGATTGTCAGACGGCTCGTCGAGGCGCTCGTCGATGTCCCGGTCGTGGCGCTGACGCCGGCGCTGTTCGGCGAGGCGCCGACCGCGTTGTTGGCGACGAGGAAATAGGTGTAGCCGGTCGACGCGGCGACGGACGCGTCGGTGTAGGCGAGGGCCAGCCCCCGCCAGATCGGTGTCGCGGACCCGAACGACGCGCCGGTTCCGGCCGCGCGGTAGAGGCTGTAGCCGGTGACGTTGTCGGCCGCCGGGTTGGCGGCCCAGGCGAGGCCGACCTGGGTCGTCCCGGGGGTGGCCGCGAGGCCCGACGGCGTCGTTGGAACCCCGGCCGCCCCGCCGCCGTAGCCCGCGCCGGTGGGATAGTAGACGTACTCGACAACCGTCGAAGGATCCTGCAGCGACTGACCGAAGCGGTTGAACGAACAGAGCTTCAGCGAGATCGGCTGGCCGATGTATTGCGCCGGCAGCGCCAGCTCGACGGTCGAGCCGTCGGTTCCCGAGGTGTCGATGACGGTGAACTGGTCGCCGGCCGCATGGGCGCCGGCGCTGGTCCCGTACTGGCCGCGGACCAGATAGGTGAGGTTGGCGGCGTAGGTTCCGGTCAGCGCGACGCCGCCGAACGCGAGCAGCTCGCCGCCGGTCGGGACCAGGGACGCGCCGAGATAGGGCGAGGTCGGGGGCGTGGCGATGATCGTCGGCTGGGCGGCGATGAGGGCCAGGGTCCGCAGGGCGATCGCGTCGGCGGGGGCGATCGACGTGAGCGGCGCGGCGAGGCTTTCGCCGCAGTCGACGGCCAGGGTGTCGGCGGTGTCGGGGTTCACGCCGGCGAAGGCCGGCAGCGCCGCCGTCAGCACGCCCTGGCGCGCGGCGCTCTCGATGACGCCGATCTGGCTGTAGTCGCTGCCGTTGAAGCTGACGTTGACCGTGCAGCCGCCCCAGGACGCGCCCCCGGACGCCGCGATGATGATCTTGGCGACGCCGCCGGTATAGGCCGAGTTCGGCTCGAGGATGGCCGGCGTGTTGACGGGGCCCGGCAGGTCGAACGCGTTGGGATTGGCCGGCGAGTTGGCGGGCGCGGCCGAGAGCGGGGCGACATAGGTCCCCGCCGTGCCGGGGAACTCCTCGCAGACGAAGCTGAGCTGGCCGCTATCGTCCTCCGAGATCGACTTGACCCGCACCCGGACGTGGTCGAGGCCGATGTTCGGCTCGCTGAGGGTCAGGATCGTGCCGGGCAGGCAGAGAATGTAGCGATAGCTGGTCTTGAAGGCGTAGCTGTTGCGGACGTAGGCGGCGCGCTTGCCGAGCAGCTGCACGGCGATGCGGGCGACGTTGGGATCGCAGATCTCGTCGCCCTGGGTGCTGGAGCTGTCGCGCAGGCCGTACTGGTCGACGAGGCCGTCGTCCTTCCACTCGAACGGATTGTCGATGTAGCCGAGCGTGCGGTCGGTGATGCTGAGGACGGTGCGGTTGTGGGCGTCGGCCGGATCGATCCGCGAGACCTTGACCGGCCCCTCGTCAGGGCCCGACGCGGCGATGAAATCGGCCAGGCCGAGGTCGTAGGCGACGTCCTGGGCCGGCGTGTAGGTGACGCCGTTGCCGGTGACCACGCTGTCGCCGAGCGGGACGAACTGCAGCGCCTCGCCCGACCAGTAGATCCAGCTGTTGGAGAGCTGCGCCCAGCGGTCGAGGATCTCGGTGGCCTTCTGCTGGCTGACCAACAGCGGCGAGAAGAACAGGCCCTGGGCCTGCTGGTAGGCGGCGTACTGGGTCATCGGGCCGAGGTCGCCGGCGGCGAAGCCCATGCCGTACTGGGGGTTGGTCAGGAAGTCGGCGATGATGTCGCTCATCAGGCAGTCGCGGCCCGGAAAGGCGACGTGGGTCGATGGGTTGATCCAGCCGCTGGACGACTGGACGTAGGCGAACAGGCTGGTGCGCAGGCACTCGAAGGCGTTGTCCGGGATCGAGGCGCTCTCGCCCAGCGCCAGGCTGGGGCAACCCAGGTAGCAGAGCTGCGAATAGGCCCGCGCCTGGGCGGGGTAGCTCGTCGTCACGTAGCTCCACGGGGCCTGGCTGGCGGTTCCCGGGAAGAAGGTCATGTTCAGCGCGGCCAGCGAGGTGGTGGTCGTGGTCGAGCCGTTGGCCCAGATGTTGGTGACCGAGTCGACGACGCCTTCGCAGAGGCCGAGCGCCACGGCGGCGCTGTAGGTCTTCTGCTGCTGGGTCTTGCCGCCGCCGCCCTTGCCTTTGCCGCCGGCGTCCTTGGCGGTGAAGTGGTTGAACCAGATGGCGTTGGTCGACAGCCGCCGCATGCCCCAGAAGATCGGCACCGGCGCGTTCCACATCGACGATCCGACGTTGAGACCGGTGTAGTTGATCGGGGCGTTGGTCGGACCGTTGGTCTGGGCGAGAGCCGACATCTAGGCAGCGCTCCATAGGTCGAAGTAGCGGACGGGGCGCGCGATGTGGCCGCCGGCGAGCGGGAAGTAGCGGAGCAGCGGCTCGTCGAGGCGGGAGACCAGCGCCATGCCGGCGGCGGCATAGGCGTGGACAACCTCCTCGGCGTTCACCAGCACGGCGCCGTGGGCGAAGGTGCGGCCGAAGCGCCAGAGCACGATGTCGCCGACGCGCGGCGTCGCCGTCTCGCGGGCGCCCAGCCTGAGCAGCCAGTCGACGAACTTCTCCTCGTCCCGGTGCAGCATCCAGCGCGGCGAATAGGGCCGCGGGTCGAAGGGCGGGATGCGGCCGGTGTCGACCGCGCTGCGGACCAGCAGCATGGCGCAGTCCACCGCGCCGTCCGGTCCCTTGACGTCGGCGCAGTCGCGGAACGGCGTGCCGACCCACGACAGCGCCTCGGCGATGAAGGCCGCCCTGCCCCTCGCCTCGTCCGGCGTGGCGAAGACGTGCGTCTCCTCGCCCCCGGGTCGCCTCACCCTGAGGCTCGAACCCTCGACCCGGACCACGGCTAGTAGGCGCTGTTCGGCGGGGGCACGAACTCGTAGCCCTTGTAGTGCTGGGTGTTGCCGCGGTCCGTGCAGCTCTGGCCGGAACCTGAATTGAAGGTCTTGTCGCAGCCCTGGAAGGCGCTGAAGGCGTCGCCGGCGGCGGGGGTCTGGTAGAGCGGATAGGCCAGGGTCAGGCCCGCGGACGTGGCGGCGGCGATCGTGCGCGTCTGGCCCGAGGCAAGGCCGGTGGCGAAGGTGACCTGGCCGTTCTGGTAGCTGGTCGCGCCGGCGGGCGCCGAGGACCAGGGGATGAAGCTGTCGGTCGGCCCGGCCCCAACGGCGAAGGTCGCGGTGAAGGCCGCGCGGCTCAGCGTGCAGCCGGCGTCGCAGAAGGCGTGGTTGCAGCCGATCTGGTAGAGGTTGCGGGGCGCGAACTGGTCGAGGTCGTTGACCTTGCCCTTGATGGTCAGGGTCGCGGTGGTCCCGGTGAGGTCGACGCCGGCGACCTTGCCGCCGAACAAGGGCACGGCGCCCAGGGCCGCGGTGTCCCCCGGCGAGGCCATGAAGACGCGGCTGAGCCGGCACGCGGCGCCGTCGAAGAGGCCGTTGTGGACCTGGGTCTTGATGCCGGCGCCGCCGTCGAAGCCGTCGTTCAGGGCGCGCAGCGACACGGTGAGACTGGGCACCGCCAGCGTGTTGGTGACGTTCCAGCTCGACCGCTCCAGCCAGGGCGCGCGCGAGGCGTAGGCCACGCCATCGACGACGAGATCGCTGTCCCAGCTGGTCCAGTTGAAGCGGGTGGCGCCGTCGGCCAGGGTGAAGGCGAACAGGTCCGCCGACCAGAGCGGCGCGCCGCCGGCCAGGGCGGCCGAGAGCGCGGGCGACGCGGCGCGGAGCAGCGCGGTCATGCGCCGGGCCTGCAGCTGTGCAGCGTCACCTTATTGAGCAGCCACAGACGATCCATGAACTTCTCGAAGGTGTTGTTGTTCTGACTGAGCTTGCAGTAGTAATAGTAGCTCATGTCGACCGCGATTACCTGGCCGGGGGCCGGGGCGGTGGCGAAGGTGACCGTGTTGGCCAGCGGCGCGGCGGTGTTGACGGCATAGGTCGCCGGGTCGACCGGCGCCGGCGCCGTCCCGAGATAGACGTTGAACGGCTCGCCGAGGTTGACCTGGCCGACCGGTTCGGTTCCGGCGTAGCCGCGGGCGCCGAAGGCGCGGGTCAGAGTGAAGGCGGTCGTGGCGCCGTCGCCGACGCCGATCGGATTGCGCCAGACCTGGCAGTCGTCGACGTTGCGGAACAGGAAGCGGCCCAGGGTTCCGCCGATCATCAGATGGAAGCCCATCATCGTGCGGAACTCGAGCGTCGCGCCGGGACGGCCCCAGCGCACGCCGTCGCGCAGGAACTCGTAGGTGAGTTCGAAGTCATGCAGCGGATACGCCGCCAGGCCGAGGTCGATATCGGCGCCGACCGCGGTGGTCGCGGTCGGCATGTTGAAGAAGGTCGGCGACCACTTCTGGCTGAACGCGAGGCCCGGCAGCACGTCGCGCGCCGGATAGATCGGCAGCGTCATCGGCCTACCTCGCGACCCTGAGCGAGCCGTCACGCACCGCCCGCTGGACGAAGGCGATCATGTCGCCGCCCTGATCGACCAACATCTGGCGCAGGCTCTGGGCCTGGGGCGCGTTGATCACCGGCGCGTAGGTGAGGTGGGCGTCGCCGCCGCGGCCGCCGCCGCCCGCCGCGGCGGCGGCCGCCGGTGCGCCGGCCCCGGTCTGGTAGTCGGACAGCATATCGCGCATCGGGTTCGCGAGGCGCGCCGGCAGGACCATCTCGCGCTGGTGCAGCTGGGTGATCGGATTGACGCCGGCCGGAATGTCGAAGCCGCCGGCGGCGCTGGCCAGGGTCTCGAACGCCATGACGCCGGCGTAGGCCGCGGCGCCCGCGGCGACGCCCCACAGCGGCGCCGGCGGGATGCCCGCCATCGCGGCGTACGCGTGCGCGGCGGCCGCCGCGGCGTCGCTCTGGATCTTCTTCAGGTTGGCCAGGACCGTGGCGACGAGGCCCTTGGCGGCGCCGGTCTCCTCGGCCGCGGCGCGGGTGGCCGCGCCGGCCGCCACGGCGCTGGTCTGGGCGCCCTGGCCGGCGACGACGGTGGCCGTCTCGCGCGCGTTGATCGCCGTGAACAGCGTCGCGGTCCGCGTCGACGCCGCCACCTGCTCATACTCGCTCCACAGCCACGCCTCGATCTTCTTGTCGACGACGTTGCGGACGAAGTCGTCCAGCAGCTGGCGGGCGAGCTGAAGCATGACCTGCCGGAAGCTCTCCGTGCCCTCGGCCATCTTCACCAGGCCCGAGGTGAACGACGAGACCAGCGGATCGACGAAGCGGCTGAAGCTCTGCTGCAGCTGCTTCAGCTGTTTCGCCTGCGCCTGGGCGATGGCGGCGTCCGTGGACGACCAGACCGCCTGGGTCGCGCGCGCCGCGGCGGTCTGCATGGCGAGCCCCTGATCGAGGCGGTCCTTCGCCGAGGCGAGCGCGTCCTTGTCGGCCGCCTGGGCGACAGCGCGCTGGGCGGCGGCCATCGCCGCGGCCGCGTCGGCGAGGTCCTTCCGGGCCTGGGCCAGGCCTTGGGCGAGGCCGCTGGCGTCGACGCCGAGGGCGATCTGCAGGCCGTTGTCCGGCATGGGGATACTCCGAGCGTTGGCGGCGACGCGGGTTCAGGCGGCCTGGCCGCCGGGGAAGGCCCCGAGGAAGTTGATCAGGTCCTGGCCGGCGAGGCTGTCGCGGGGCCGCGCGCGCGGCTTTCGCAGTCCCAGGAAGGCGGCGGCGGCCATATGGACCGGCGGGCCTTCCTGGCTCCAGTAGCGGACCAGGGCGGCGTAGCGGTGGAGATTCCAGCCGGACTCCACGCCGTCCCAGTCGGCGCTGCCTAGGCCGGCGAGGATGGCGCAGACGAGGCGATCGACGTCGCCGTCGAAGGGCTCGCCGTCGCCTCCGCCGGCGTCCCCTCCCCCGCGGCGAGGCCGATCTCGACCATCAGGTCGTTGATGAAGCCGCGCAGCGCCGGCATTTCCGCCGGCTTCAGCGCCTGCTCGAGCTCATCGAGCGTGACCGCGACCGCGGAGCCGACGGAGACGACGCCGAGGATCGCCTCGATGCTCTCCATCGGATCGGTCGTGGCCTGGACCGAGGCGATGTAGCGCCAGGCGGCCTTGAGCGCCTTGAAGTTGGGCAGGGTGACCGACCACGCCTGCCCGCCAATCGTCACAGTCGCCATGGTTCACCCCGTCATCGAATAGCTGAACACCGTGCCCGAGCCGTTGTCCTGAGCGGACATCTCGAGCTGCGGCAGGGTGAAGTCGTCGAGCTTCAGCGGCATCGCCAGCTTGTCGCACTGGACCGCCGGGAAGTTGAGGAACAGCGAGCGGACGACGCCGTCGGCGCCCTTGAACCGGTTCACCAGCTGGACGGCGAAGACCACGTTGGTCCCCATCAGCTGGTTGGTGAAGGTGAGGTTCGAGCCGGTCCCGGCGGAGGCGTAGGTGTAGGACGCCTTGAGCAGCTGGCCGTTCTGGGCGGCGTTGGTGGTGTAGACGCCGCTGGCGATATTGACCGCGTACTGGCCAGCCGCCGGCGCCGAGGCGACGCGGGTCATCCAGAGGCCGGTGACCGTGTTGAAGAGGCCGAGGTCCTGGCTGAACGTCGCGCCGTTGGCCACCGTGAACGTCCCCGCGCTGGGCGTGGCCGACTCGTCCACCGAGCTCAGCGTCTCGCCGGGGCCGGTGGAGAGGCCGAAGTAGATGGCGTTGAACAGCAGCGGGTCGACGACGCCGACGGTGGCCTTGAGGTCGATCTTGGCTTTGCCGCGGGCCTGCTCCAGCGCGTACTGGTTGGAGCCGTAGAGCAGCTTGTTGTCGTAGCTGAAGTCGACACTGACGTCCTGCAGCCGGCCGAAGCGGGTTGGCGTCGGGTTCGCGCCGGGCGGCGTGGCGAACAGGAAGCCGACGCCGAAGCTGGATTGAGCCATCGCTCAGATCTCCTTCAGGATGGCGCGGGCGATCTCGCCCAGCTGGGTTTCGAGGTGCCGCCACGTCGCGAACGACTGGGCGATCGGGCCGTTGGAGAGCCCGTTGCGGATCAGCGCGATGATCGCCTCGAGCCGGGTGTCGAGGGTCGGCGGCGCGGGCGCCGGCGCGGGGTCGGGGGAGTCGGGCATGGGGGCTCCTTAGAGATTGGGCTGCAGCGGCTGCGCCCCCTCCACCACCCGGCTGCGCCGGGCGGTCCCCCTGCCCCGCCGGGCGGGGAGGAGAAAAAGGGTTAGGGGACGAGGATCTTGATCGGGACGACGATCAGGGTCTGGCCGTCGAGGTCGCCCTGGAATTTCTGGATGCGGCCGTCGATCCAGCATTTGTGGACGAGGCCGCCGAGGGTCTGGGCGCCGTCGGGCTCGTCCGGATCGACGAACAGCGCGCGGACGGCGGCCAGCAGGGCGTTGGTGGTCTGGGCCGGGATGGCGTCGCTGTCCTTGCCGGCCTGATGGAAGAGCAGCCAGTGCGCGCCCAGCGTGGTGATCGACGGGCGGCCGGTGACCTGGGTGACGGTCTCCTCGGTCTCGGCCTGGCAGAGGGCGGGCTGGGCCGGCAGGTCATCGAAGGTCCTGACTCGGCGCGCGGTGAAAGCGAGGCCCAGGCTGGCGGTGAGGTCGAACAGCGCCTGGTAGATGGTCTCGGCGTCCATTCAGGTCTCCAGCGTCTGGCGCGCCGCGTCGAGCACGGCGGCCTTCATCTCGGCGTCGATCCGGCTCGCCATCTCGGCCAGCGACGCGCGCAGGTAAGACCGTTCGGGCAGCCGCGAGCCAGGGTGATGGACAACCTTGGCGAAGACCCGCCGCCCGCCATCGAGGAAGGCGAGCGCCTTGGCGCGGCTCGGCAGAATTTCGTGCGGGCCGGTGACGCCGCCGTATTCCTGGATCGCCGCGTACTTCAGGTCGGCGCCGGCGAAGAGGCGGGTGACCACCTGATCGCCGGCGAGCGCCGGCCCGTCGACGCCGACCGAAGCGTCCAGGGCGCCGGAGCGCGGCTGGAGCACCTCGCCGCCGAGCCTGGCGTGCACGCGGGCCAGCAGCTGGTCGGCCAGGCTGGCGGACCTGGCGGCGACGGCGGCCAGGACCACGGCGGGCAGGTCCTCGAGCCGCTCGGCGAGCGCGTCATCGCCGACGAGGGTGACGGTGAGCATCAGAACGGCGCCAGCACCTGATAGGGGGCGAGCAGCGCGCGGGCGGTCTCGTTCATGTCCTTCTGGCTGAAGGCCACGACCTCCTGGCCGCCGAGCGACTTCGAGTTGAGGCCGATGCGGTCGCGGCGGCGCCACGCCTCGCCGACCAGCTCGACGACGGCCTGGGCGACGTCGGGCGGCGGCGTGGCGTAGCCGGCGGTGTAGCTGACCACCACGGGCAGGCCGAGCGGGAAGCGATAGCCGAGCAGCCGCAGGGCGCGGTCGTCGAACATCAGGCCGCTGGTCAGGGCGACGGGATCGGCGGCCGCGGCGATCGTCTGGCCGGCGAAGGCGACGCTGGCGACGGCGGTGATCGGGAAATTGCGCAACAGCATCAGCGACTGGCCGTTGCCGCGATAGGTCTCGACGTAGTCGGCCGTCAGCAGCTGGCGGCCGAGGTAGTTGGGTATGAACGTCGACACGGCGGTGATCAGTCCACCGAGCAGCGAGTCCGAGCCGGACGTGGTGACGCCCAGCCAGGCCTTGACGGTGTCGAGATCGGTGAGGTCGCCGGCGGCCATGGTCGGGGGCTCCTACTGTTCCCTTCCCCACGAGGGGAAGGGTCGGGGATGGGGGCTGCCGGTGGACAGGCGCCACCGCTGGACTTCCAACGATGTGGCCTGGAGAGAGCCGCCCACCCCCTGCCCCCGCCCCTCCGGGGGGCGGGGGGTCTTCTTCAGCCGTTGGCGATGTTGGTGATCACGCCCATGGCGAAGGGGGCGTAGACCGCGAGGACTTCCTCGACGTAGACGCCCTTCTGGCGCTGGCGGGTCACCGGGGGCCAGTCGATGGCGTAGTAGTCCTGCCGGCACTTCACCTCGGCGACGTTGGGCACCTCGCTGGACTGGTACTGGGCCGGCAAGGTCTCGGCGTAGGCCAGGATCGTGCCGGCGGGCACGAACGGGTGGATCTTCACCGGGATGCGCATGCCGCCGTCGAGGAGGAACGGGTTGTAGTAGGTGGCGATCGTGCCGCCGGCGTCGAGGCTATAGCCGCCGCCTTCCGTGTCCTGACGATATTGCAGCAGCGGGGCGGAGCCGGAGGACAGCACCTTGTTGGTGATGTTCTTCAGCTCCTGGCTGTTGACGAAGAGCACGGTGGGCGAGACCTGGTAGCTGTCCCACATCGCCTCGAGCATGGCGTCGATCTCGCTGACGGAGCCGCGGCCGGAGGGCGTCAACGCCGTGCCGGCGCCGGCGACGCCGCTGGCGAGAGTCTTCACGTAGGCGTTGCTGCCGCTCTTCAGCGCGGTGGTGAGCAGGCCGTCGTAGCCGAGGCCGTTGGTCGAGCAGTCGGCGGTGATCGCCGTCGCCGCCTGCTGGCCGCCGGCCAGGCCGGCCGAGAAGGTCGCCGAATTGATCGTGGTGATCGCCTGCAGCGTCTCATTGCCGACGGTCCCGACGTACCAGGCGTAGGCGACGGCGCCGGGAACGGCGGGCGCGATGGCCGAGAGGGTCTGGCCCAGGGTGACGGCCTGGGTGGCGCTGGCCGACTTGTTGGACGAGCCGCCGTTGACGGCGAAGGTCTTGCCATCGGCCCCGGTGACGGTCTTCGAAGTGGCGACGCCGCCGGCAAGCGAGGAGTTGCGGTAGCCCTCGAGCGTCAGGGCGACGACGATCACCGAATAGGTGGCCGCCGGCAGGGTGGCGCCGGAGCCCGCGGCGGCGAGGGTCGCGGCCGACGGCGTACCGAGCGCGAGCGAGGTGTTGCCGGCGAGGATCGCCATCTCCTCCTTCAGCATGGTCTTCTGCAGGAGGCGCATGGCCATGGTGGCCTGGATGTCCTCGAAGCCGACCGCGGCGTTGATCGCCTCGAAGGTGACCGAGTCCTCCTCGCCGAGGGTGACGTAGGCGGCCGACTTCGAAGCGGTCGAGTAGCTCATCTGGCCAGCGCGCTGGCCCTCGGCGACCCAGCCGATGGCGTCGTAGCCGGAGCCGATCAGGCTGGAGACCTGGCGCCAGTTGGTGGCGGTGCCGCCGGCGCCCGCGACGCGCGGGACGCGGTTCCGCAAGGGCGTGGCGGCGGGATAGAGGTTCTTGGCCGGGGCCTGCAGGTCGAAGGCGACGAGGCCGGTGGCGGTGGAGATGGATTTCTCCAGCCGGTCGGCGTCGACGCCGGCCTGGGCGAGGATGGCGCGGGCGATGTCCTCGCTGGGATGGGACATGGCTTGGGCGAACGATTTTCGCAGGTCGTCGTAGGTGGCGGGCATGGGGATGCCTCCGTCAAAGCGTGAGTGGATAACGCGCCCTGGGTTCCCGCTTTCGCGGGGAAGAGCGGGTGTTCGGGTCAGGCCAGCGCGATAGGCTGGCGGAGCGAGGCCTTCATCAGCAGGAAGGCGCGCTCGTCCGGGGTGAGGACGGCGAGGGCCTTCTGCACCGGGTCGTCGGCGGGACTGGCGTCCTCGGCCTTGCCGATGGCGTGGGCGCTGGCGGCGGTCCGCGGCGGCAGCGGCGCGGCCGACAGGCGGCGGATCAGCGCGTCCTGCTCGGCCAGCCGCCGCTCCAGAGCCTCGAAGCGGGGCGCCGTCTCGGCGAGGCCGCTCGCCGCGCTCGCCTTCTCCATGGCCAGGCAGTTGGCCGGATCGCATCTAGCGCCGAGGGCGGCCAGGGTGTCGTGGAGCGCCTGCAGCGTCGCCGGGTCCTGGCGGGCGAGTTCCGCCAGGCGATCGGCGGCGTCCGCGGCGTCCTCGATCGCGGCGTCGGGCGCGCCGCCATCGTCGTCCGGCAGTCGGTCGTCGGCGTCGCGCGTCGGATCGGCTGGCGGGTCATTGTCGTTGGCGGCGGTGTTCAGCATCGCCGCGCGCGCCTTGACGACATAGTCCTTCCAGGCGCCGGGACGGCCGGCCGCCGCGGCCAGCTCGGCGGCATGGGCCTTGACCACCGTATTGCTGGGCGCCGCCGCGTCTGCCTTCCACAGGTCGATCACCGCCTCGGGGTTGGCGGGGCGGTCGACCAGGCTGATCTCGCTGAGCTGGATCCGGGTGATCACCGTGGCGTCGGCCGGATCGCGCGCCAGGATCTTGCCGCCGATCGAGAAGCCCGAATAGGTGCGCGACTTGACCTTGGCCACGGCGACGGGGTCGACGACGTGGGCGACGATGCGGGTGACGCCGTCGTCATCGACGCTGGCCTCCAGCGTGCGGCCGGCGGCGTTCGGCTGGTGCATCTCGCGCAGCGCCGGATAGCGGGCGTAGTCCGGCAGCGCCGCCTTCATCGCCTCCGGCCGGACGATCTCGCCGGCGTCGTCGCGCGCGCCAGTGGAGGCGACGCCGTACACCTTCAACGTGCCGTCGGGCTGGTCTTCGATCTTGGTGAGTTCGCCGAACAGGCGCATGCGGGTGGGCTCCAGGCTGGGTGGAGTGAGGTCCCCACGAGGGGCGCTCTTAGGAGTGGCGGGCCGGTGAGGATCAACGTGTTGGTCGTGACGGCTGTGTTCGTGACCGCTCTGGGCGCAGAGGCGCTTGCGCGACGGCTGTTGGGCGCCAACCTCGGCCGTACGGGGGTCGCCGCCGCAGTCTGTGTTGCCGCAGCGGTTCCGCTCGACGTCTGGTTTCATCAACTCATGAGGAACTGGCGCGACAACGCGTGTTTCAAGAACGAATTGTTGGCGTTACCCGCCTTCTCGGGCCCGGTTCTCGCCGGATCGATGTTGTTCGCGGCTGCCGGCGCCGGCGTGGTAGCGAGTGCGCTGCCACTAAGCGTCGGTTGGCGTCGGCTCCTGATTTCGCTGACCTGCGCGCTGCTGGCCGTCTACTTCTTTCTCGACGAACTATTCGCCGGCGCCTGTTCTATGTAGCTGGGTAGGGCGGAGGCTTGGCGCGCCTGCCAGCGGCTGAGCCGCCGCCCCATAGATGCGAGGCGTGTCGCCGCCGTCGACCGGGGCGAGGCCGCGGCGGGCGCGGACTTCGTTGATGGTGGCGGTGCCGTTGCGCAGCGCGGCGTCGTCGATGGCGGACTGGACCTTCGGGTCGATTTGCGGCGTCTCGTGCCAGGCGAACTCCAGCTCGGTCTCGCCGAACTCGACTTCGTTGACGTCGTCGATCAGCCGCTTGACCCAGGCCTTGAGCGGGGTGAGGCCCTCCTCGAGGCTGCGGTCCTGGTCCTCGCCGGCGGTGGCGCGGTTCATCTGGCGGACGAACGGCGTCGGCGGCAGCGAGAAGGCGAAGGCGACGATGCGGGCCAGCCACTCGTCGAAATCGTCCTTGAGCGGCGGGTCCTTGAGCGCCTGGTAGGTCGCGCCGGACGGCGTCCAGATCAGCTTGGCGCGCTCGGCGGCCTGGCCGGCGAGCTGGGCGTTGAGCCACAGCTGCAGCTCGCGGATCTGGCTGGGACCCCAGCCTTCCGGCGCCGAGAGGAAGCCCAGCGGGGTGTTGCCCTCGGTGAAATAGGCCAGCTGGGCGGCCTGGCGGTTGATGATCGTCTGGATGGTGACGACGATCTGCTCCACCGGCGAGAAGCCGAGCACGTGGTTGGGGCGGCGGTTGCGCGGGGCGTAGAGCAGCTCGTCGGTGGTGAGGTCGGCCCAGACGCGGCCCTTGATGATCTGCTGATAGGCCGGCGACGGCGGGGCCGGCGTGCGGCCGGTCTCGTCAACCAGCAGCTTGATGGTCTCGCCGGGAACCACGTCGAGGCCGATCAGCCGGCCGGCGCGGTCGCGGCGCTTCTCGAACGCCGGGGCGTCAAGGGCGAGCAGGTCTTCGAGCGAGAGGCGCAGCCAGGTGGCGAAATGGTGGACGCCGTCGGGCTTGCGCCAGAACTGGGTGAGCCGCTGGGCGCGGGCGGTGATCGCCGGCGTCGGCGCGACGCCATCACGCGGATTGAGCCGCCAGTTCAGGCTCTCCAGCTGGTCCTTGCGGGTCTCGATGGCAAGGCGGACCAGCTCGACATTGGCGAAGGCGCGCAGGTGGGCGAAGCCGAACGGCTCGCTGGCCCTGGGAGTGATGACCGTGTTGACCCCGACCGGGAAGTCCCAGACGCGGACCGGCTCGGGGTCGGGCGGGCTGAGCGGCTGGCCGGGCGAGAACACCGCGCCAGTGACCGCCTGGCCGAGCGGCCCGTAGCGCGTCTGCCAGGCCATGGAGGTGCGAATTCCGCCGGTGGGGGGCATGGGGGCTCCGCGTCTCAGTCGGTCAAGCGGGCGGCGAGGTCTTCTCGCGCCATCTCAAGGAACCCCGCGCTGGCCAGCTTGGTCTGATGCGCCCCGAACGCCCGGCTGGTGGCGTCGGCGTCGTCGTCGTGGGGGGCGGTCGGGAAGGCTTCGAGCGAGGCGAACCAGGTCTCGTTCCACGGGGCGCGCAGGACGTAGACGTTGCCGGCCTCGGCCTGGGCGCTGAACGGGCCGAAGCGGGTGACCTTGTCGCCGCTCTCCGGCGTGGCGCGGACGGTGAATCCCTCCAGCGCGCGGACCAGGGCGGCGGCCTGGGACTTGCCGGCCTGGCCGGGGTCCTGCGGCAGGGCGATCTCGACGCCGACGCCGTCCTCGGCGGCGGTGTTGGCGAGGAAGCGCTCGACGCCGGCGGGCGTGGCGCGGATGCGGCGATGATCCAGCACGTAATAGCGTCCTTCGGGGCTGCGGCCGAGCTTGACGCCACTCGTCCAGTCCGGGTCATTGGTCTCGGTCTTCGGCGTGGCGGCGAGGTCCCAGCCGCGCTTGACCACGAGGCCGGCCGGCGGGGCGTCGATCACCGGGCACCAGGCGCGGTTGAACAGCAGGCCCGCGGCGGCGCGGATCTTCCAGTTGCCGTAGAGCAGGCGCTCGCGCTCGATCCTCGGCAGGGCGAGCAGGCGGGCGCGGTAGTCGGGGTCGGCCCTGGTGAGGGCGACGTTGTTCTTCAGCGACGCCGGCACGAAGGTCAGCGACCGCGGCTGCAGGCCGGGATGCTGGCGGCGCAGCGCCGCCTCGGTATCGGCCCACTCAAGACGGTCGCCGGCCCTGACGAACCAGCGGACCTTGCCGGACCGCTTAGCGATCGGCAGGCCGGTGTCTGGATCGATCCACCAGGCGATCAGGTCGGCCACCCAGCTGTCGGCGTCGGGGTTGCAGGTCGCGCGGATGTAGGGCCGCACGCGCCCCATCGAGCGGTTGCGGGCGGACATGCTCCAAAACTGCGACGCGGTGAAATGCGTCAGCTCGTCGAAGCAGATCAGCGGCACCTGGGCGCCTTGCCACTCGAGCACGGTCTTCTCGTGCTCAAGGTGAGCGAAGCGGACGCGAGCGCCGGAGGGGAAGCGCCACTCCAGCGTGGCCGCGAACGGCTCCGCGCCGGCGCCGGGGTAGATCTTGAAGCTTTCGTCCCAGAGGCCGCCGGGGTTGCGGACCTGGACGGTCGTGCGACGGAAGAAAACCGCCGAGAAGTCGGGCTCCTCGCGATGGGCGAGCGGCTGCAGCAGCAGGGCGTAGGTCTTTCCCCCGCCCGCCGCCCCGCCGTAGATGGCGACGTCGGCGTCGGTTTTCATGAAGGCCCTTTGCGGACCGGGCTGGGGCTGCAGTTCGGGACCGTCAACGGCTTCCCTGGCCCTTGGGGCGGCGGGTGCGGCCGTTGTCGGGGATGTTGATGCGGGCTTTGACAACTGGCCGCTCAGGGGCGTCGGCTTTCGGGCGCGGGGAATGGCCGGGCCTCCCGTAACGCTGGGCCATCACCTTGGCCCAGAGGCTGATGCGGATCGGCTTGCCGCCTGACATGGCCTCGAACGCCTGGCGCTGCCACCAGGCCTGCGACCGGGTGTCGGCGTCGGCGAGGATCGCGGCGAAGCCCGGCTCGCGGGCGGCCCAGGCGTCGAAGTCGGCAAGCGAGACGCCGAGGTCGACGGCGATCTCGGCGCGGCTGAGGCCCTCGGCGGATAGCGCCAGCAGGCGCTCGTCGATAGCGGGGTTGTAGGGTCGGGCGGTGAACAT